TTAACGTAGGCGTAGCCAACGAAGTTAATTCCTCTACGACCAGCTTCCGCCTCTGGATCCGTCACGGGAGTTAAGCGAATCTTCCACTCAGCCGTACCACCCCCTTGCTTAATAAAGCGGAAATAAGTGAAAATATCTTGCTGAACAGATCCTCTAATGCAAAACACATAAGGAATGGTCTTGTATTGATCATTATCTAATGCATATTCACAAGTGAACATTGCAGTGCGAGGCTGTTGACCATTCTCTCCATTCTTGTAACCATAGTCGTCTTCGTCAGTGCCATATTTCCTTTGACGACCATTGACCTGCCTGAAGAGCTGAAGCTTGAGCGAAAGCTCAATTGCTTCGCATTTTGTCACTGAAGAATAAGCGGCCTGATCAATTCGGGCCAAGCATTTTGTGCCATTGCGTTCTAGGACACTACTGTACAAGATGGGACTATTCTCTATTAATTGCTCCAATGCGTCTATCTCCTTCTGGAGAGTCAGCGTCTTCTTGCGCAGCGAATTACGCTTTTCTCTTAATTGCTTCTTTTGCTTTTGATCGTAAAAAAAGCTTGCTTCTAGATCTTCCTCAATGTCTGCTATTTGCTGATTTAAAAGGACAATAGTTTGCTCTTTCTCTGAAATCTGCTCCTGATACTTCACCCTGTCTTGCCCTTCATCCTTACCATTCCACGCCTCATTGTAACCAATGCTTGGCATCGGCCCTGACGTTTCACAAACTAACGTGGCCTTAAGAGAACTAAATTCAATTTCCCCGCGCCTATCGTCTGTGTAAGCTACTTTCTTTGCCCTAAAAATAGCCCCACCAAGTTTATACAAAGACCCATCATCAAATACTGCCGCTGCATTCCTCAAGATGCTTTCAATGGCTTCGCGACCATCTGCTCCTTTCAGGCTGTTACTAGTGGTACTAGCAATAGTGACAACAATTTCTCCATCCTTTGGAAAGTTTGGTCGATTATTTGTCCCCTCCCAATATCCTTGAGTGCCACTAATTGAAATAGGAACAAAATCACTGGGATCTCGTCCTCCATTGCCTTTTAGTTCAATTGCTTTTGGGCGAATGGGAACAATGCCAGTGATGCTGCAAGTGTTGCTAGTAGTGGGAGCATAAGATTGGCTAAAGCCTTTCTTATTGACCTTGGCATGGGACAAAGCAGCAGTTGTAACATTTGCAGAGTTGCCATACCACGTGGGATCTTCTTTGAAGGCATTGACAGAAATGTCTCCAATGAGAGTGAAATCCTGGTAAGTGGTGGGGCCGTTATCACTAAAGTACAGCCATGCCTTGCTCCTTACCACTTGATCGAAAGGAAGCTGACCCACTGCAGTGCGCTCAGGCTTGATCTCTTCAACGGTGGATGCTCCAATGGAAAGCATGAGCTGCATGAACTGTGAGCCGCCATAGCTCAATACGGCGCTCCACAGAAGCAACGTAGAAAGCCTGACGCCACCATTACGGTTTTGATCCGTATTGGTATAAACAAGCCCCACTGGCTCTCCATAGCGAGATACTTCCTGAACACCATTGAATCCAAAGCGCGGCACTGCACGCTGCTCTCTAGTGTTGCGTCCTTGCCCTCTCGGTTGTTCTGGCTGTGGAGCAAGCAATGCTGCCGCCACTTGCAAGATAGTGCCGATAATCGTAAGGACTAAAGCAATGGTACCCACTTCATTTCTGACATCCAAGACACTGCCTTGTTTTGCGTCAATATATTCTTGCTTTGCACAAACAAAATCCAGATATTCTTGCTTCGTTACACCGAGCGCTTCAATTAAACCATGTTCATAAGGAAGCAGCGGGCGATCATTAGAACTATTCCCCGCCATCCTTCTTGCCCCAATAAAGACGTATTCTAGGTAAATTATACAACTTCGCCCTTACAACTTTCTCCCCTGCTGAAATGAAAAGAAAACCATCGTCATCAACAACTGTGCCCAAGGCCAGCCCTCCAGTGTTGCCGCATAAATAGCCCATTGCCCCAATGCGAGCATCGCACTGATCTGCATTTTCTTTCATCCATCTTGCAATCATTGCACCAGGAAATTTCTCTTCTTCCCATTTCTCGTATATCCATTCGAAATCTTGCGAATAGTCATAAAGACCAAGCCTTCTTCTTGCTTCGCTCATTAGCTGTAAACAATCAGTGGCCCCTTCATCAGGCTTCTTCCTCCATTGATACGGAAGGCCAATTAAATCATTAAAACAAACAAAGCTCATCGCAGTGAAATTTCTGCACTTGTCGGCAATGGTCCAACTAAACTACGAGAAAAAGTGGCGCGGGGAAATTGTCCTCCCACACTGTCCATTGAGCTTCTAAATCGCATTTCAATGGTAGTGTCGGAAAAAGCAGAGCCAATGCCAATATGCTGCTCCGTATAGGATGCTCCCGTGAATGCATTTACGGCATTAAGCCAGTAAGTAGTCAAAGTGAGACGACTGAGCCTGTTTCCATTGCCTTGCTCCACGATGCGCATAGCAAATGCATCATTTGGCAGCAAAAGCTGCATCATTGCATTGTCTCCGCCAATATTGGCTACGGTTCCTTCAATGCGAAATGGAGCGAAAGTATATTTGACACTACTTCCTGGCACTTGTTTTGTTTCGCCAATGAAATAATTCTGGTAGTGGTTTGTGCTGGTCTTATTGCCATTACCGTCGTACATAATTAGCTCAAAGAATTGAGCTGCACGAATAGTTGTCATACTAAGTCTCCAATGAAAGTAATGGAAATGGTGCTAAGCGCTAACACTGTACTTTCTACTTGCGGAGAATCAGCATAAAACCATTCCACATTGGGAATAGTGCGAAAGTTATCAAACGTCTCATCTTTTTTGTAGCCAGAAAACAATTCCCTTGGAATGCGAAATCCTTCAGTGGAGCCATATTGACCATGGTAGTGATCAAAAATAGTATTAAGCACACCTTCATCTACGTTTTCAAACGTCAGTTCAAGCGTATAGCCCGATGCTTTATTGCCAAAACTTCTGCGAACAGTTTTACCAGACAAGCTTGTATAAGCTTTCACTGGATAGACGCCCATCGTAAAACGACGAGACGTGGGGCGAATGGCATCATTCGCCTTGATATCATCCACTTTACGAGCGGGAGAAACGTTAGAAGGAAAGTCTGTCATAATTAACGCATACCCACTTTACGACGAGCAGAAGGAGAATTCTGAAGCTTGTCTAAGGCTAGCGAAGCTCCACGATTAGCACCGTCACGAGCAGCCATTTTACGGGTTTCAGCCATTGCTGCTTGAAGCTGTGCCACATCCACGTATTCCCTGTCGCCAAATTTAGTGGTTTGGAAGCTCATAGAAAGCACGGGAGAAGATGATTGTTGGCGGGCATTGCCCGCGAGTAGATCGCGAGAAGACTGACCACGCATTTGCACGGGAATGCTCTTGCCATCGGGAAGAGGAACAATGGCTTCGTTGTAACGCCCCTCGCCCATAAGGCCAAGAGTGGGGCCGTTCACTACGCCACCATTGGCGAAAGCACGGAAGCCACCACGAGCAATGCCTCCGTTAGCAAACACAGCACCAATTTTAGGGGCGAATGGGGCGGCTCCTAGTGCATCGGCAGTGCCATTAAATGAGCTGCTCGTACCAAATTGTCCGGCGCCCCCGCCTCCGAACATTCCAGAGAATCCGCCCAGTAAGCCTCCAACGCTGGTCATGATAGAACCAATGCCGCCAAGCACATTAGAAGTGCCACCCTCCTTCACTTGATTGATACCAGCCATGATGCCCATAATGCTTCCTGCCGCCATACCAATGCCACTCACTACGCTGCCCAAACTTTGTTGCCATGTTTTACCAGCCGCTCCATTGGGACCCATCTGTTCACCTGCCTGACCAAGACTCATAGCGCTTCCCCAGACCGAGGCATCAACCTTGCCAAGCTCCTCTGAATAGGCATTGGCACTTTCAGTAAGAGAGCCCAATGCTTCTGGTAATTGAGTGACAGCTCCCGCCGCGTAGTCGCCAATGCCTCCTGGAGCCATAATCCCGCCTATGCCTGGAGCTGACGTGCCTTGCTGCGCGCCTGGACCGCCACCATTCGCTACTTTTTCAACGTTTTTATCAATTCTTTGCTGCGTTTCACGGGCTGCCTTTAATTCCGCAAGCTGCTTCTCCATGGCAGTAAGTTGTTCTTGTCGCTTCGCATCTTCATCTGGCACACCAAAAACTGCCCCTAATTGGTCCTTAAAGAACTTCTCGACTGGCTGCATTGCAAAGTCAAAGAACATTGTCAAGGCTTGATCGGCCAAAGCTTCTTGCGCCTTTTTGAGCGCATCCACTGAATCGCCGCCTTTGGCAATTTCCTTGAACATATCTTTGTATGTTCCAGTTACGCCTTCCACCGCTTGATTAATGCGTCCAGAAGTCTCCTCCAATGCTTTAAGCGCATCGGCTTGTTTCATTGTTGCAATTGCATTTTCAAGAGAAGCAATGTTTGATTGTCGCTGGGCATCCGTTAATTTTTTAAGCCCTTCTTCATTCGCTGCAATTTGATCCTCAAGGATCTTCATGCGAGCTTTTTGTTCTGGCGCCAAATCTATTCCCTTAGCCGCCTCGGCATTGTATTTACCTAGCTCTACTTTTGCTTCGTTAATCGCGTCCTTCATCTTCGACGAAGCTGCAGCCGCCTCTTCCGCCTTCAATGCACGCTGTTCTTCGTAGTCAATATACTCTTGTGGCATGCCTTGTAAAATTAAATTATTCCGCATTTGCTGCAACTGAAGATCAAGCTTTTGTTTCTCAACAGGGAAAATGTTGTCAATATTTGCTTTAATTGTTGCCGCTGTTTGCTCTTTTGCTAGTTGAATTGCTCTTTCGATTTCCAAACTTTGCAAAGCAATCTGATTCGTGGATTGAGCAAGCTGTTTTTGCAGATCAAAGCTTTCTTTCTGCACCTTTGTATCCATGGAGAAAGAAGCAGATGATTGCTTCATTCCGCCATTGGGACGAACAAAGTATCCACCCTGCTTAAAGTAATCAAGGTCTGGATAATTGCCAGCCTTCAATCCCCTGCTCCTGCTTTGGTGGAATACATTTTGTCCGCCAGTATAAACACCAACGTGAGGAGTGTCCCCAGGTCTGCCAGTAGCAACAATGTCGCCGGGCGCCAATTTGGACCAATCCCTCATTGTTGTACCGGCATTGCGCACCGTATCTGCCCATGCAGTCACGCCGGGCAGCGAAATTCCCAAGCTCTTGTAAAAAGCTTTCACGGATTCCGAGCACATATTGGCGATGCCTGTAAACTTGCTTGCTGCGGCTGTCGCAGTGGATAGTTCTGCTGGAGTAAATCCGGCCACAGATGGACCCCCGCCTCCTCCGGTAGCTTGCGCAGTACGTTGAGCAGCGACTACGTTTAATTGCGCTTCTTGAGATTTTTGCAATGCCTTCCTGACAGCATCAACTGCATTCAATTGAATCTTTTTAAGGTCTTGGGCAAATTTAACTTGGCGAGCCTGTATATCATTGAGGCCAGAAAGCTCATATTCATTGAGTGTATCAATAAGGCTTTTCTTGTGCTCAAAAGCTGCGTCACTCAACTGTACGTCGCGGTCAAATTCAATCTTGTGCATATCATTTGCAAAATTTGCAAGCTCAATGCGGCGCTGCTGTTCTTGCTTTGCTAATTGTTCTGCATCATTGAGAGCTTTCTTGGCTGCTTGTTCATCAGGAGGTTCGGCTTCTACTATGGTGGAAGGCGTTGGCTGATTCAGCCCGATTTGCTTTTGCCTTCTCAATGCATCTTGTTCTTGCTGCTTAAGAATTGTGGTAGATTTGCGGACTTCGGCGGAAACTTGTCCAGCCTCTTGCTTGGCTCGACCAAGCTCCTGCCCCCTAAACGCTTGTATTTCAAATCTGCCTCGCTTCATTTGATTTCCTGAAATAATTCCAGCAATCTCTCTTGAATATTTTTCTGCCTCTTTTAGCGTTGCCATATCTTTCACAGAAATAAGGGGCCGACCGCCTTGCTTCATTATTTCTTTGTTCATTAGATAAATTTTCTCAAGAGTCTTATACCCTTCCGACACCGCCCTATTTTTTGCTAATTCTTGATTTAATTGAGTTGTAACTGTCATTACTTCTCCCATGGTTGCCGCGCGAGCACCTTCTGCTACTGCATTCCGAGATTCGTCTGCAGCCTCCTTGGCTCTGTCTCTCATGGTTGCGAAAGCACCCGCGATAAGCGTAATTCCACCCACTACAGCACCAATAACAGTGGTAGCAACTAATGCAGTGAGAGCAACTCTCAGTCCGACCACCTTTACTTGTGTGCCAGTTGCCGCAACGCCTAAAACATTAAAAGCGCCCGCTAACGCTGTCGCTTGCGTGGCAGCAGTCCCAAGTCCCAACAAGGCCGTCAGTCCCTTGTATAGCGATAATGCTCCCATAAGTGCCATCGCCGCAAGCCTTGCGGCCTGGAATCCCACATAAAAAGAAGTGAGCAAACTAATAACAGTAGTGAGATTGCCGCCAAGTAAATTGAGCACAGGAGATAGAACGCTTCCTATGGCTTTTGCCATGTTCATGACAAAAGTGCCTGCTTTAGTCAGTTCTTCAGTGAATTTTTGAATATCTTGGGCCTGCTTGGCAATAGCCGGATCTTGAGCGGCCCGCATTAGCGCCGTATAACGGGCTGTTAATGCAGCGACATTTTGCTCCGCCGCTTTAATATCCTTCGCATCGGCTCCTCCTGCTCGTAAATCACTTACATCTTGCTGAGCTGCTCTAAGCTGCGAATATGTGCGCTCAATTTCTCCTGTGGCAATTTTTGCCGACTGGGAAAGTTGTTTTAGTGATCCGCCTAGAGGACCAAGAATAGCTTGAGCTGCTGCATCTGCCAGCGGCGCAAAACTTTCAAGAGTACGAGCAAAATCCCCTTGAACAGTATTCAGTAAACCCTGCAAGGATTTACCTGCCGCCTGCGCTCCAGTGCCAAAACGAGTCATCAATTCATCGCTTACCTTTGCAAAAGTATCTCTAAATTTCTGCCCGACAAATTCTCCGTCTTCCATCGCCTTGCTGAATTCTTTCACCGACATACCAGCGGCCTTAGCAAAAATTGCTAATGCACCAGGAAGAACATCACCCAACTGTCCCTTAAGTTCTTCGCTCATGATTTGACCTTTACTAGCCATTTGCCCAAATGCGTAAATAACACGCTCCGCTTTGTCGGGGGTTAGTTGCAATGCGGCAGTGGCAGCGCTAATGCCAGTAAATAGTTTTTCAATAGAACCAGAATCAAAATCAGCGGGAGCCATGGAAGCATAAAGCTTTGTAAAACCGTCTCGCGTTGTTTGCAGATTTAAGCCAAATGCGCGCTGTACATTGTCAACATAGAGAAGCTCTTTCGCAAAAGTGCCAGTGTCTTGGGTGGCAGTTTGCAATGCATTGTTATATTGCTGCTGACTTTTCGCTGCATTAAGAATTTGTCCAGGCAGTGACTGAACAAATGCAAGCCCTTTATAGGCAGTACCAAACAGCAACACTTGCTTAAGCGCAAAGCCAAATTCACTGCCAAGCTCTCTCAATCCACCGACTAATGGCAGTTGACTAGCCCTGAACCCATCTAAGCTTTTTCTTGAAATGTTAAGCGCTTCATTAAAACGCAAAGCATTTTTGGCTGCGTTTACAAAAGCAGCTTCTTCTAGGCCGCCACCAGCAGCTTCGCCAACGCCAATAAAACCGCCAGGGGTTCGGCGAGGCGTTGCCGTCTTAACTGCACCAGTATATGGCGCACGGCTTCTGGGAACAGAAGGAGCCGCATAAAAAGGATTTGCTTCTATCGGAGCAGGCACGTTGTATCCCGTGCGAATTCTCATCCGATTGATATTGGCGGTAGTTTCACCGACTGCAGGCAAAGTTCTCTGAGGGGCCATTGTTAAGGGCACTCTTGAGCCCGGCCTAAATTGCGGCTCTTGAGGACGCAATGTTACATCCCTAACGCTCACAGGAATTACTGCTTGAGCTTCTGCCGCCTTTAATGCTCCTGTAACTTTTTCTAATAGCGATTTTACAGCATTGCCCACTTGAGCTTTTTTAGTCCTAGCTTCAGCATCTTGCAACGCTTGAGCTAAATAGGCAAACGCTCCCATTGCATCTCTGATGCCCATGGAAGTTTCCTGAACATCCACTTCCACCACTTCAAAAATCTTGCGTAGATTCCTTTCTAAGGCTGCATAAATACGCCTAACGTCAACCAATGCGCCGCCTGGTCCTTCTTCTCCGATCTGCCCGCCAAGGCCCCGATAAATGCCTTGTACGCCTTGGGAAATGGCGGTGCGTTGCGTTACGCTTGGCAATAGTCCAGCCACGCCAGCAGGCAATCCTCCCGACGATGACCGAGCCACTTGCATTGTCTGAGCCGCAGATTGAATGGTCTGAACCTTGGCCGCTTTCAGCGCAGCAGGATCCATGCCAAGCATTTGGAGAAGCCCACGAGCAAATGTATCAAGCACCCTATTTAGCCCGCTTCTATCTGGATTCCTCATTACCGCCTGAGGATCGAGATACTTGGTGATAGCCTCAATACTTGCTTCTTGAACTAGCTTGTCAATTAATGCGGCCGCTGTCTCACTCTTGTATTTGTAAGCGCCTTTTACCCCAACTTGGCCAGCGATATTCTTTAAACTTCCAATTCCCTCTCCCGTAATCGCTGCGCGAAATTGTTCACGTCGCGCAGCTTCTGTTACACCACCGCCGGCCATCCGCTCAGCACCAATGCGAGCGATATCCTCCATTTTTCTTGCCACTTCGGCTTGAATTTGAGCGGGGGTTTTTGCAATATCGACTTCTGCTTTTATCTTGATTGCAATGCTTCCCAGTTTTTCATTTACCGCTTTCTTAAAATCAGAAACATCTGCATTATTTATTGACGCTTTAATACTAGTGGGCACCCGAAGTTTTCCACCGCCCTGTTTAATTTTTTGATCAGACTGAATACGATCCTCTATCGCATCTAATACGTTCCTAGCCTCTTTACCAGTGGCGCCATTTTTAATTGCGACAGTCACTTGCGCCTGTTTTGCCAATGCCCTGACAAATGCGGTTACGTTCGGTGTAGCAAGCCTTGTCGGAAGCTGAATTTCCCCGGCCCCCCCAGACACAATATCCCTGCGAATTTGCGCTCGTATCTTGCGAATTTTTTCTTTGCTAAATTTTTCAATATTGGCCGAAGCATTGATGCTCAGCTCAACTTTTTCGTCCTTGAGCGCTTTAAGGGTCTTTTGAAAGTTGGCGACTTTATCCGTCAGCGCGTTGAGAGTATTGCTCTCAATTTTTACGTCAAACGACTTTTTGCCACCTAAGTAGCGAGTCAATAGGCGATATTGATCTGCAATACCTTTTTTATTGAAACGAACATTGATATCAATTGGCTGCCCCGCAAGAGAAGACGACGCCTTCTGTAATTCCTGCCTGAAGAAATTAAGGTCAAGACCCACCTTAAGGGTCATATCAGCATTTTGACCTGCCATCTTCAACTGCTCGTTATTGTCTTTATTCTATAATCATTGATCCTGATTACGCCCAGTAAAAGCTTTTAAATCATCAGCCAACAATGCAATCACCCGCCCATCCATCTTCCTTGTCTTCATTAAGCGCTGGAAGACGATCAAACTAGCATCCGTAACACCTGTATCTTTCTTGATTGCTTTTGTATCAAATGGCAAGAAATCTTCTGGCTTCACCTTGGACTTCCGTCCCGCCATCATGCCAGCCGCCATCGTGCCAAGCTTGGCGATGGCAACGCTCTGTACATTATATTTTGCTACGTCATGCTTGTCAAGATATTTCAACGCACGCTTAATATCAGACAATGGCTGCAAACCAAATTGATCTGCATGCCATCGCCTGTCATTAAAATCTGATGCGGAAAGTCGGAAATAAATTTCGTTCCAATCCGTTAAGTTTTTAAGCTGGTTACGCGCTCGCGCTTCCAGCATTTCGGCTACTGAGGACCATTCCTCTTCGTCGCTTTTTTTGCTGCCATTGCCTCCTGCGTCTCAGCGTTTTGCTCTTCAGCAATAAACTCAACCACTTTTGCAATGGCTTTACGAGGCAGATTCTTAGTATCTTCCAACTCCCAGTCAGCAAGGTCCTGCCACTCACCGTCAATCATGCCCTGACCGCGAGAGCGAATAAAGGCAGTGACCATGCGGGCGTTAGTGCTCTCCACCGAAGAACCGCTGGTAATCATGCTCAGCGTTTCCTCGGTGTATTCCGAGAGAAGTTCAGCTTCAGTAATGGAACCACCGCCTCCCTGAAGCAAACTAAAGGCTTCGTCCAGCGGAATGTCCTTTGCAGTGGCAATGCGCTTAGCCAGTTGCACAGCCCTAATAGTGGCTTGGCTTTGCAACTTACTAATTTCTTCCTGTTCAATTGCTTCAGCGACAAGCCAGCCACCATATTTCTTCATGCGAATTTCAGGAAGAAGCTCAAAATAATCTTCGGCTTTAGTCTGCAGAAGGAAGCTGTATTTGCTCATGATCAAGAACGTTTAACAATGCGTTGAACACCTTCACCCTTTCGCTGCTAGAGCGAAATTCTTTAGGCACTTCAACAAGCAATGAATGATTTTCGTTGCTTATTCTAGTGGTCTCTTCTCGACAAGAAATAAGACAGAGGATGCCCACCTCCATGGACGCTCCGTCAAGTTGATTATTAATGGCATGAACAGAGCGGTCTTCGCTCCATAGATAGTCAATATTCATGCACTAAACGCAAATTTAATTCGGCGTTTCAATGCTAACTGTACATCGCTTCCTTCAAACAATGCAGGCGAAGCAAGCTCGTCTGTCCATTGTCGAGGATAACCAGCGCTTGTTCCCAGTCCTTCATGCACATCCACTGCATAGTGATAGCCATTCTTGGGGTTGGTTGCGTCCCATGTCCACGATGCGACAATCGTAGAACTGCCTAGGCTCACATTGAAACTATCCAAGCCGCTTTCGTAAAGAGCACCAAGATCATAAATATCGCGACGACCCTCGCCAATTAAATCGCCATTTTTTCTGCGCGTTTCCCTTCCATATTCCCATCGGCTCATGTCTCTAAATTGCTCGTCCCAATAATCTTTCTGAATATCTTCTCTTGTCCATTCTTCAAAAGCTTTAGCAAGTTTTGCCGCCAGATTACTGGGATTACTAAATGAACCACCGACAATAATTCCGCTCATGGTGCGATCAAATTGCGCAGGATCATATCGGGCACCATAAAGCGACAACGCTCATAAGCTACGTCATCACCGGGAAAATATCGAGGCGTAGCATCAGGAAAACGTCTCACCATTCTGTCCATGGCAGTGGCAAGCGTGCCACTATTAGGCGTGAACTGCGTGAGCACCACTTCCCACACCTGACTCACCTTTACAGTGCCTCCCAATGGAGAACGAGGATTCAACTGAGGAAACTCTCGCATTGTCACCTCTAGTCCTTTCACCTTCCATTCATTGGGAACGCTTTGCCTTCCCACTACATACACAGCAGGAACAGTTGAATTATTTGGCAGTGTATAAGTGCCAATTAAATTAGGCGATGCAGATAGTAGTTCCGTGACAACTTCCCGAAGCTGTGTAATGTTCACAATAAAAAGCCTCTCCGTAAGGAGAGGCTAGCAAAGAACAATGGAAAGATGAATCAGCTATTAGGAGCCGAAGGGATGATGCTGCCAGTTTCGGAAGCATTCTGGTGAATACCAATGCGCCCACGACTGATCAGGTCGAAGGTGCACTCCACGAGATTGTCTGCGGGATAGCTCTCGTTGTAGTTCATGACGCAGGCAGTAAATGCCACACGATCATAGTAATAAGTGGTGCCAGAAGCGCCAAGCTGCTTGTTGATTTCCACGTAGACTTCGTGGTTCTTGTCATAGCGCGAAGCAGTAATTACTTGGAAAGCTTCGTCAAAGCTATTGGGCAGGAACACAGTGCCATCAACATCCTTTTGGAAATAGGAAGTAATGGAGGCAGTGGCTTGGCTAGTAACGATCACGCTATCAGCGAAGCCGCCGCCACCAAGCAGATAGAATTCTTGGTTGCCATCGTTAAAGGCAACAGAAGCCGTCGTAGCGGCTTGGAGGGTGTAGAGAGTAGGGGCGCCGCTCACAGTGAAAGTAGCGCCGCTCTGAGTGATGACAGGGCGTGCAGTGCCGTTGATCGAGCCAACGCGCACAATCACGTCTTGGCTCTTCACCAGCTCAGTGGGATGGTAAAGCATGAGAAGATCCTCAATGAAAGGAAAGAATGATTAAGCGGCGCCATGCTCGATTAAGCATTGTCAACGCTTCCTTTGCCAATTAGTCTAAAAATTCCCCTAATTGGTGTGCCGAGGAACTGCCAATAATGAATAGCAATCTCCTCGTTTGGTAATAGTTCAAAGCGCCCCTCTCTTCCATTGATTGTTGCTTGAGCAGAATCTCCAGGCGTCACGCCAGATAACGTAAGCGGAGAAGTAAGACGACCTTCCATATAGACGGCAGTCTGGTCTGCACCAAGCAAGTAATCGTACTGAGGATTGCGTTTTTGTCTTAACGATGCATAGTAAGTAATGCCCGTTGCAACAGCCACATAATTTCCAGTTTCGCTATCAAGCGCATAGCCCGAAGCCACTGACCATACCAGCGTGGAATTGGCAAGTGGCTCCAGGAAATTGCTCATACAACAAAACCAACAGAAGAAGAAGGAAGAAGATTCAGCATGCGCTTGAACTCTTGACCGTATTGAGTGGCGTCTAGCCCCTCGCCATACACCTTGCCGTCAGTAGCACCAATTTGAATGCCCATCTGCGCAAGCTGAATGGCAATAATATGAGCAGCGAGGAATTTCACGGCCCTATCAGTTTGTTCCCCAAATACATCTTGCGATGCATCGTAAGTGGCTTCAGAGATGGCACCATTTACAATCCCCGATGGATGGGGAGTGAATTCAGGGAACCGCTCAAGAAAACTCGCATAAGTGACGGCCATAATCAGGCTTTCCCAATGCGAATGTTTTCAATGCGCTTATTAATGGCATTACGCACCCTTACACGGCCTTCAATCTTCTTCCATCCATTCAACTGATCGGGATCATGAATGAGTTCGATCATGCGGATGGCTTCCACCATTGGCATTTGAGAAAGCGTTTGCACATCTTGTGGAATGTCTTCCACCATGATTTGCTCACGCACTTCCTCGATGGCTCCAATGTTCATAAGGCGTTTAACCGCCCTATTCTCACGAGCCACCTTCCATTGATGCTCTGGAATATCTTGATTAAGACCAGGCGTGAGTTGAATCATGCCAGTTTGCGTAATAATGCCAAACCCGCCTTCACGGGGCGGGTTTTCAAGTTCGGGACGATAAGCAATGAGCATTGTTCAAAAGAAACAATTGTCCATAGCTTAACGTCCCTCGCTTGACTAACTATCCTCAGGCCGAAGCTTGAACGTAGATAACGCTCTTGGGATAGTACAGAGCCACGCCACCCACGCGAGCATGAGCGGGAACGATGAACTCAAGACCACGCTGTTGGGGCGGGAAGAGTTCCAGGGGCTGAGGAATGTGCAGTTGCACCTTCTCAGGATCACGCTTGTACACAACCATGCGGTTGGTATTCAGCACGCTATTACCAGCATCCAGTTGGTTGATGGGCTCAACGTTACGGATGTAGGGATTGGTGCGCAGGAAGTATTCCAGCACAGTCACGTCCGAAGAGTCGGAGTTGCGAGTGGTGCTCACCTTGTTGTAGTCCTCATAAGCCATGAGGATGGTGTCGGGCTGCTCCTTCATCTTGGAGGCGTTGATAATGGCGCTCACGCCATAGTTCAGCAGCTCAAGCATTTCCTGAGCAGTGGTGCCGCTATCGGTGAACCATTTATCAGCAGCAACAACGTCTACGGTGGAGTTGTTGAAGAAACCAGACAGGCCAACGGTGCTCTCACCGAACAGAGCCACTTCTTCCACTTTCTCCTCATAGGCACGACGCACGGCAGCAGCACGACGCTGCTCCAGGGCGATGTTGGCCATCTGAGCAGCACGCAGTTCCTGCACGGTGTAACCGAAGGAACCACCGAAGGAGCGGATGTTGATGCTCTTCTCAACTTGGCTGATGTCAGCACGGGGCAGATCGTCAGCAGCATCAGCGATCAGCTTGAACTCACCAGTGGAGTCCATGATGCGATAGGTGAAGGTCTGGGCGCCAGGACCAGCTTCGCTAGTAACAGGCAGAATGGTCGGATACTTAATATCCGCATACTGCACTTCAAACACTTGGGGGCGGATGTACTCAAGCTGACGCTCAAGGAACAGACCCGCGTCATCCATACGGAATTCAGACATTGTTAGGGCCTCCTATCAAGAATCAGCGGAAAGAGTAAAGCTGGGGCCATTCAGCTCCAGAATTGCAATGCCGCTGGAAGTGGTGGTGCTCAGGAAACGTGCGCCAGCGAGGCGAACGGTTTTGCCAGAAGCAAAAGCATGCGAGAATTGACCAGCCTTGCCAGTGCCGCTAGCGGAATACAGCACGCGCACAGGCGAAGTGGGCGAAACAGCGCCGGTCACATAGACAGCCACTGCACCTTCGTTGGCCACGTTCAGCACTTGCTGATTCTTCACACCAGGACGGTTGTTGGAATCAAGAGCGGTTTCATCAACGTAAGTGAGAACGTTGATACCCTGAACGGTGTCAGAAGCGCCAGAGATGGTAGCAGCAGAGTTTGCAGCAGTGCCAGCGGTGTTGTAGACAACCACATTACCGAAAGGCAGCACAGCGCCAGTTTCGTTGATGTAGGTGCCGATGGTGTTGTCGCGAATGTCAGACAGTTGACCTTCCAGCAGTGCAGTGTGCTCCAGAGCATAGCTCTGTTGCACGCCACCAGCGGAGGCAGTGCCCGAAGCAGAGAAAGTTACGGCCATGATTACTTAGCCTCCTTGGAGATGGAAAGGGGCTTCTTCCATGCATTCTGCAGCATATCCATATAGGCAGAGGGTGCAGAAACAGGAGAAGCAATGGAAGCTACGGCTTTACGCAGCTCGTCAGTGGTGGCAGAGTCAGAACGACCTTCGGAAAGAGTGTCGAACATTGCCTGCACGTAGTCATCGCTCTTCTCAGAAAGATCAAGCTCGTCACCACGCACTGCTTTGATGGAATCAACCATCACTTCGCGGGCAGTTTTGCCAGCAAATTCATAAGCAGAATCCAGGACAGGCTTGGCTTTCTCAATGAGAGCCACGCGCTCTTCAACCATGGAATCAAGGTTGATTTCTTGAGCAGCAGCAAGTTCGCCTTTCAGCTCTTCCACCTGCTCAGCCAGGGCGTCAGCACGACCCTCAGCGGAATCGCACTTGCCTTGCATTTCCTTTTCCATGGCGTCCATCTCTTCCTTCATTTTGGAAGCTTTGGACATCATTTCATCGTACTTTTGTTTCATGTCCTCGTAGGACATTTTGGCGTCTTCGCGTTCTTTGGTGATTGCAAGAGCAACGCTCTCAGTCACCTCGAACTCGGCGCCATCAAAAACGACTTTTGCCGTCATGAGATGGTCTCCTCCATTAGAGATCAATGATGGGTCAGCAGCATCTTGCCTATCAAGATGAAGCTTCACTTGCGGGCCAGCGCGGCCCCGACGAACAACAGCGATGTGATTGCCGATGATTTCCTTTTGGATGCCATCGTAATGTTCACCGTTTTCTGTAACGCCAGGCGTGGGATCATAATTCACCCTATAGCCCGCGCTTACCTCACGAGCATCTCCTTTCATGATGCGCTTGATGGTGTCTTCGTCAGTGATTGTCATCACTGCCTTGACAAAACCATTGTCGTACACCACTTCAGTACCACTAAAGCCTACTTGGTAGTCCTTAGTATTCTCAGAATCGAGCAGTACAGGCGGATGCTCAGAAGTGATTGCCTTGCCCGCGAATGAAGCAAGACTATCGGGAGACGCCACTTCTGTTTCAGGACGATATTCGCGACGAATGGAGCCATCACTATCTGTGTAGTGTTGGATGCCAGTGCGTGCGATTGAAGCCCATGCCCGAAGATAACCTTCTGGCGTGAGTTCGTATTTCTCAATAGGAGAGAAATCGTATCGGCAAGAAATGGTGCTCATATTCATACTTTATCAAGAAGCGAATGTTATACTTTATAGGCTTATGCAAAACGGAATAAATCATCGTGATGTTTTTGGCACGTAGCACGACGGATGCTCTTAAACTTCCCCACCAAGAAGCTCGTATTCTTATTGCAAGCCGCATTAAGGAGGCTCGGCTTAATGCTGGACTCACGCAACATGACGTAGCAAAAGAACTTCACATCAGTCAAAGCTCTTATTGCCGCATTGAAAAAGGCACAGCCCCGCCAGATTGCGTACAAATTCGCACGCTCAGCGGTCTCTATGGGATTAGTGTGCTGTGGCTGATGGGCTACCCATCATTCATTGCAAAGATCAATTAGCTTTCTCAATAAAAAGCGCTTATTAAGAAACGCAATAGTCAGTCCTCATCATCGTCTTCGCCGCGAATGCTGGCAAGTTGATTTTCAATGTCTTCCATAATGTAGGACTTTGCCATTGCCTCAATTTCAAACGTCAAAAACTTTGTCGGTTCAAAATGAGGGTCGGGCTTTTCGTAAACGCTCATTACATAGATGTGCGTTTCATCTAGTCGTCCATTTTTAAAGCACTGCTTCTCCACTAGTTCCCATCGTGAAGTGTTGCGATGCTCGTTAGCGGAAAGAATAGAGAGAGCCTTTAAAAGACCAATGCCTTCGTCTTCTTCTTCGATAACACGCACGTATTCGCTCATTGGTCTTTTCTGCGATTCTCTACCATCTTAATGATGCGATTTGCCCACGCCCTACCAGCATCGCCGCCCCATAAATTATGGCTGATATAACCAGCATCATCCTCTCCGCCACTTTTGTTCTTGGCATGCCTTGAGAAAAATGCGGCCATGCGTTTAATGGTCTCATAGCTCACCTTCTCGCCATTGGCCAGGCTTGTCGCACGAGCAACGCCGCTTCCAATGCCTTGCTTGCCCGCTTCCTGCGTCGTCAAGCCTCCCTTGCCATGTTTCTTGCGTAGTTCTAAGCCACGGCGAGCAGCGGCTCTTACAGCGGCAGGAGGGGCAAAGCTTTCGGCGTCACCCCTCAGCGCTTTTTTCCGCAGGAACCGTCCTCCATTTCTTCCATGCCCTCTTCCTCTTCTTCTTCCTCTTCGCCAATAAGAGTCATGAAATAATTGTCCCAATAGGCATCGCTCTTACCTTGACGACTTATACCAGCTTCTGAAAGAGCAATGGCAATTGCACGCTTTCTGTCTTTAATTTTCTCACCGCCACTACCCTTAAGAGTGCCAGCTTTAAATTCGCGAAGAACACGAGCAATTTTTGCTTGCTTTTCT